ATGAAAATTTTGATTCTGTATCAAGTGCATCAATTTTCATTTCCTTAAAGGCTTGAACTGCACTATCATAAATTTTTAGATATTTTGTTTGTAAAGCATCAACCAAAAACAAATCTTTTTCGGTGTAGTCATCTAATCTATGTTTTAAATCTTGCTGAAAACTTTTGACTAATTTATCTTTATTAGCATTATTAAATAACACCTCTTGTACTAACTCATGTATAAATCGTCCATATCTCAGCAATATGGAGTCCTTTTTCATGTTTTTAACATCCATAGACAAGAGCAGTCTGTCAGTAATCCAAAACGTTATATTTTGTTTTAATTGACTAACCGAGTGATATTCCCAGTTATTATGCTCAAAGATAGAGTTTTTAGAAGTTTTAGACAAGTTATTGTCTTGTTTTTCCTCAGTGTCGCAAGGTCTTGTGTCACTAGATATAGATATAATGTTATTCATAATATACCAATTATGGTATACTATTACATTTTATAAGTCAAAACAAGTAATATTTTGGTATATTTTAAATTATTTTACAGAACCTATAATTTTATATACATCAACAACAGTATTTTGTTTCACTTTCGCTAGATCATTACAGAATTTTTTAATTGTAAACACATGGTTTTTTAACTCAACATATTGACCAATTAAAAAGTTATGTTCGGTTTGATTTACAAATTCTAAAACTATTTCATCGCCTTCACCATAAACCATTTTATTTTGAATAATTATATAATCATTCTTTAAATATCTTGGTTCTAAATTGAAATTTACATTTTTAAAAGCATAAACATTTCGTTGATATTTTAAATTTTTAAGAAAATAATTTGCTGTTTTTTCTCTAAAACAAACTGTATTATTCATTGTTGAAATACCAATGACTGGGATGCCTTCAGGTTCGTAGTTTTCAATTATTGGAATTTCCAGAGATGTTTGCATAGCTACTAATTCATCGACAGACATTGAAAAGGCTTTGGCAAGTTTTTGTAATGTTTCAACTCGCAAACGTCTTTTACCTTTTTCTAAACGACTAACTTCAGCTTGAGTACACCCAAGAATTTCTGCAATTTCTTTTTGTGTTTTGTTTTTATTTATTCTTATTTTATACAATATTGACATAACATTTTAAGGCAATATTGATGAAATCTAATAAGCCACTCCACATTCTAACCCCCTATTAAATTTTATATATTATATACCAACTTGGAATATAAAAAAAGCAGAATATTATTTATATAAAATAATTTATTTTGGTATAAACGTATAAAAAAAAGTTGCTCAACACTGCACAAAACAACGACTTATTAAAAATTTAAAAAAAACTGTTGGTATATTGGAATTTTCGTTGTAAAAATATAATCTATGAAATTACGAGAATATTTAATAAAAAATAATTTAACAGAACTTAATTTTGCTGAAATTTTAGGGTGTAAACAACCCACTGTTAGTCGTTATGTAAATGACAAAAGATTTCCTACACAAACTATGATGAAAAAAATTGAAGAATTTACTGAAGGCACAGTAACATATAAAGATTTTATTGGGGTGTTTAATGGGAAAAAGTCAGAGAATTAAAGGCAGTTCTTTTGAACGAGAAATGGTCAATAGACACAAAGACTTAGGTGTTGATGCAAAACGAGTTCCATTGTCAGGTGCAACAGATTTCGCAAAACACGATGTCATGATAAGCGGAATTTCAGCAGAATGTAAAATTAGGGCAAATGGCTTTAAGGAAATTTATAAATGGCTAGAAGATAATCCTGACGTATTAATTTGTCGTGCTGATAGAAAAGAACCTTTTGTTGTTGTTCCTTGGACAATGTGGGTTCAATTATTGAAATGGTCAAAAATAATTAAGGGTGATGAATGAACTTA